GATCAGTGCGTAGCGGAGCGCAAGATCGCGCGCTACGTGCGCGGCCACAAGCGGATCGAATGGGTCAAGGGCAAGGCCGAACGCAACGAAGCGCTCGACCTGATGGTGTACTGCCTGGCCATGGCCCATTACCTGGGCCTCAATCGTTACAAGGAACACGACTGGGAGCGGGTGCGTCAGTCCTTGGCGCAGTCGGGTTTGTTCGACGATGCGCTGGGCATCAAGCCTGTTCAGGGCGAACGTGTCAGCAACGTCGGTCAGGCCACTCCCGTGGCTGTATCGCAACCGGTTCCGCAGAACGTTGCTGCAACGGTTGTGCCATCGCGACCCGCAGCCCCACCTCAACGCCGCAGCTCAACTAGTGGCTACCTGAAGAGACGCTGATATGTCATTCACTCAAAAGCACCTCGACGCAGTTGAGGCGGCCATCGCTCGCGGTGAGAAAACCGTGCGCTACACCGACCGTACCGTGGAGTACCGCACCGTCGACGAGCTACTCAAAGCTCGTGAGGAAATTCGGTCCTCGTTGATCAATGCAGCCGGCCCGCGCTCACGCGTGGTCAGGCTCTACCACGGAGGCAAAGGACTCTAATGGGCCGCCACTATCCGACGTTGACCCGTAATGGATTCGTGTTGCCGTCGAACATCAAGGCCAGTTACGAAGGCGCCGGAGAGGGCCGCCGATCCACTGGCTGGGATGCTCCGGACAACGGAATCAACAGCATCAACACCCCGGCACTGCGCAACCTGCGTTCGCGCTCCCGGGCAGCGGTTCGCAATGACCCGTATGCCTTCAATGTGATCGACAAGCGCGTCAGCAACTTGATCGGTAGCGGCATCACACCGAGACCGAAAACCGACAACGACGCCTTGCGCAAATTGCTGCAGGAGCTTTGGGAAGACTGGGTCGATGAGTCGGACGCTGATGAGCGCACCGACTTCAACGGCCAGCAGGCGCTTGTTGCCCGCACTGTCGAAACCTCGGGTGAATGCTTTGTGCGGTTACGACCACGCAGCCTGGATGAAGGCCTCGCGGTTCCGCTACAGCTCCAGATACTGGCCCCGGAGTTCGTGCCGCATGACAAGTTCGAAAGCGCCAAAAACGGCAACATCATCCGCGCCGGGATCGAGTTCACCCCAGGTGGCAAGCGCGTTGCTTACTGGATGTACCTGTCGCACCCGCGTGATGCGACGTCGCTGAACGCCGGTTACAACCAGTTGGTGCGGGTGCCGGCCTCGCAGGTATTGCACATCTTCGAGCCGATCGAGCCCGGCCAGCTGCGCGGCGTGCCGCGATTGTCGCCGGTGCTCAAGCGCTTGCGCAGTCTGGATAACTACGACGATGCGGTGTTGTTCCGCCAAGAGGTGGCCAACCTGTTCGCCGGCTTCATCAGTCGGCCACCTCCCGAATCCGGGCCCGTGCCGAGGGATCCGGTCACGGGCCAGCCATTGAGCCTGGATCGCGACGGCTTCACGCCAATGGTCGCGCTGGAGCCCGGCACCATGCAGGAGCTCGGGCCTGGTGAAGAGGTCGAGTTCTCCAAACCACCGGATGCGGGCAACAACTATCCGGATTTCATGCGACAGCAACTGATGGCTGCGGCGGCGGGGACGGGCACGCCTTACGAGATTCTCACCGGCGACATGCGCGAGATCAACGATCGGGCGCTGCGTGTGGTGCTCAACGAGTTCCGGCGGCGCCTGGAACAGCTGCAATTCGGCGTCTACGTGCACCAGCTCTGCCGCCCGGTCCGGGCCGCCTGGATGGACATGGCGGTATTGTCGGGCACCCTTGTGCTGGACGACTACGCACAGCGCCGCCGTGAATACCTGCGTACCCGCTGGGTGCCGCAAGGCTGGGCCTATATCCAACCGGTACAGGACGTTCAGGCTCGGCGGATGGAAGTGCAAGCTGGCTTCGCTTCTCGCAGTGAAATGGTTCTACGCACCGGCTACGACGCGGAAACGGTCGACGCGGAAAACGCGGCTGACCTGGCCAGAGCCACGACCCTTGGCCTCAACTACAACACTCTCGACGCCGTCGTAACCATCGACGACAAGGAGCAACCATGAGTAAAAAAACGCGCCCGCGCATTTACAACCGAGCCGGTCAGCGTGTGCAGGTTGAGGACAAAACCTGGTACGCGCTGCAAGCCAATGGCGAAGCCGGCGAACGAGTGATCGAGGTATTCGTTTACGGCGAGATTGGCGCCTGGGGCATCACTGCCAACCAGTTCGTGCAAGACCTGCGCGCCATGGATGACGGCGTCTCACCGGTGGTCGCTGCCTTCAACAGCATCGGCGGTGACCTGTTCGACGGCCTGGCCATGCACAACGCCCTGTCGCGGCTGGGCGAGCGCTGTACCGGCCGCATTGATGCACTGGCGGCGAGTGCGGCCAGCGTCGCGGTATGCGGCGCGCACCGGGTGGTGATCGCCTCCAACGCCATGTTGATGATCCACAACCCGTGGACCTACGCAGCAGGCGACGCCGAAGACTTCCGTAAGGTAGCCGACGTACTCGACCAGACCATGGAAGCGATTATCGCGGCCTACAAGGCGAAGGCGCAGAATATTGATGAGGTCGAGTTGCGCCGGTTGGTTGCCGCTGAAACCTGGCTGACCGCCAATGAAGCGGTGGCCCTGGGCTTGGCCGATGAAGTTGGCGACGGGGTCAAGGTCAAAGCCTGCCTCGGCCAGGGTGGTGTGCTGCAGCGATACCAGCACGCACCGGCTGAACTGCTGGCCCAGCTCGATGAAGCACCCGAGCCGGATCCGGATTTGGAGCCGGTCGAACCACCCCAAACGCCACCTGTGGTCGACTCGATCAAACTGGCGTTGCTGATCACCCAGCGCTGCGCCGAGGCGGGGATCAGCAACCTGGTCACGCCGTTGCTCAACTCGACCCAGCTCGAAAGCGAAGAGATTGTTCTGGCGGGTCTGACCCGGGCCAAGGCGGTGAACGATCTCTGCGTCGCGGCCCGCTTGCCGGAATTCAGTGCCGAGTATGTCGCTGCTGGTTTGGATGCGGCTGCGGTGAGGGCGCGCCTGTTCGACAAAATCGTTGGCAGCGGCAAGGGCTTTGAGATCGACAACAGCCTGCCGCTGGACAATGACCCGGCGCCGAAGGTGCTGGCCAAGCAACCTGATCCCACCTCGATCTGGGCCGCTCGACAAGCTGCCCAAACTGGAACTGCGCGCGGCGCGAAAGGAGCAAGACCATGACCATCAAAAAAGAACCGATCCACGCTGGTGAATTTCTGCTTTCCGAAGGGGCAGGGAACATCTCGCGCGAATCGATCAACGTAGCGGCGGGGCCCGCACTGGACCCAGGACAAATTCTCGGTCTGGTGACGGCTACCGGTGAATTCGCCCCGTACTCGCCGACGGCCGAAGACGGCAGCGAAACCGCCGTGGCGATTCTCTTCGGTCCCTTGGGCGAATCGGATGTTGTACGCCGAGGCCGTGCTGTCGTGCGCTTGGCGGAGATCAGCGAAGCCCACCTGACCGGCCTCGACCTTGACGCTGAAAAGGCCTTGGCTGCCCACTTTCTGATCGTCCGCTAAGACGCTCAGCCACCTTTATCTACCCCGCCTTGAGCGGGGTTTTGCATTTCTGGAGAGTACCCATGGCCGATATCGCCATTTTTGATGACGAAGCGTTTACCGTTACCGCGCTGACCGCTGCACTCAATGAACAACCCTATCTGCCAGGGCGCATCAGCGCTCTGGGTCTGTTCCGCGAAGAGGGTGTCACCACCCTGACCGTGCAGATTGAAAAGGACGGCGACACCCTGGCCCTGGTGCCTGCCGGCGAGCGCGGCAGTTCCGGTCTGGTGGTCGGAGCGAGCAAGCGCAACCTGATTCCATTTAACACCGTCCACTTGCCGGAACGCTTCACCATCAAGGCCGACGAGATCCAGGGCATTCGTGCCTTCGGTACCCGCACCGAGTTGCAGGCGGTGCAGGATGTGGTCAATACCCGTCTGGCCAAAGCGCGTCGTCAATTGGACGCGACCCACGAGTTTCAGCGCATGGGTGCGCTCAACGGTCTGATCCTCGACGCGGACGGCCAGACGGTGCTGCTGGACCTGTATGACCGCTTCGGTGTGCAGCGTCAGAAGCTGTCCATGGATTTTGCCGGCAAGAACACTGAGCTGCGAGTCAAATGCGGCGAAGCATTGGATATGCAAGAAGACGCGCTCGGCAGCGTTACCAGCACCGGTTCCCGCGCTTTCTGCGGCAAAAACTTCTGGAACAAGCTGATCGTTCACCCCTCGGTCAAAGAGACTTACCTCAACACCATGCAGGCCGCGTCTCTTCGCGGTGACGCTCGCGAAAGCTTCGAGTTCGGTGGCATCGTCTGGGAGCGCTACCGTGGCAAAGTGGCCGGTGTGTCTTTCGTCCACGACGACAAGGCGCTGCTGGTCCCTGAGGGGGTGCCGGATCTGTACATCTCGGTGTTTGCGCCGGCCGACTACATGGAAACGGTCAACACCCAGGGCATTCCGTACTACAGCATGATCGAGCCGCTGCCGTTCAACAAAGGCATGGCCGGTGAGGCCCAGTCCAATCCGCTGCACCTGTGCACCCGACCGCGTGCCCAGATCCTGCTGGAGCTCTGACCGTGGGCTTTCGTGACCTGGTCGCCGAGGTCGACGCGGTGGTGTTCGAAACACTGGGCGATACCGCGCGGATTGAGGGTCGCGAAGAACCAGTGTTCGGCATGTTTGCCGCGCCCTGGTTGCAGCCGAAGCT